CGGTCGTTGAGCTGCAGGTCGACGAGGTCGGCCCCTCCCTGCGCCGCGCACGCGCACAGATCACCCGCAACCAGGCACAGCCCGCGAGCGCGGGCGGCTTCGGGCCGGGGTCTGCGTCTGGTGCTGGTGGGGGCGGGTGGGCGCCGTCGGCGTCGCTTGATGCGGGGCAGCATGATCCGTGGGGTGAGCCCGCTGCCACGTCTGAGCCGCCGTTCTGATGGAGCGGTACTGCCCGGACTGCGGCGAGGTTCTCGCTGCAGGGCACGCGCGCTGTAGGCCATGCTTCCGCAGGTTTGAGGCTGAGTATCAGCGGAAAACCGAGCGCGACTGGATGCGGCGCAACTTTCCGGAGTTTCGGCCCCGGGATCTGTTCCCGGAGGACGGCTGGGAGCAGTCGGAGATCAAGAAAGATAACGTGAAGGAGGGCGAGTAATGGCCTGGGTCAGAGTAGGTGATGAGGCGCTGAGCCACCCGAAGCTCATGTCGCTGTATGACGTGGAGGGAGCGGAGGACATTTCGTTGCTCGAGATGTTCGGCTTCCTCATGGCGCTCGCGACCTACTCGGCCAAGCACCTAACAGATGGGATCATCGAGAGGGGCGCGGCCTTCCGCGACGGCGATCGTTCGCGGAGTGCGCACCTGATTGACGTCGCGGTGGGCGCGGGCCTGCTCACGTGGGTTGAAGTGGAGGGCAAGCGGAAGCTGCGCCTGTTCACGGACGAGGAATTTATTCACGTCCAGCCGCGCGAGGAGGTCATGCGCCGCCGCGCCAGGTCGCGGGAGAACCGCGACCCGAACAAAAAAGCTGCTGTGATCTTCCGCGACGGCGACCAGTGCCGGTACTGCGGGAAGATCGTGCGGTGGACCGGCCCGACCGGGTACAACCTCGGCACGCTCGACCACGTTGACCCGGACTCGCTGGGGGACGCCCCAGTCGAGGGGCTCGTGGTCGCCTGCCACGAGTGCAACTCCTCGCGCGGTCACGCGCGCGAGGCGTTCGACGCAGCCTCGCCACTGCGCCCTGTCCCGACAACACCGTATTACGGCGTATGGTCGGCAGAATTCCTCACCAGGTACGGATATGAAGCCGTGCCGTCCGTGGATCCGGGTAAGCCCGTTGACCCCGCCTCAGAGCCACCCGTGAAGGGTGGTCTCCCGGGCCGAGGGGCCGGGGCACCCGTTGACCCCGGGCGCGGCTCCAGCGGCCCCGCAGAGGCCGCTGTGCGTGACCCCGGCGCGTCCGAGAGACGCGCGCCCGAGGGTCCGCGTATTCGACGTAGTCCGGACTCAAGTCCGAACCCTGGTCCGACGTCGAAGGGTATCAAGCCGAATACTCTCGGGTCGGGTAGGGACGGGACGGGACGGGCAGGCCAGGGAAGGGCAGGCACGGGCCAGGCCGGGCACCCGCGCACACCTCAGCAGCAGCACACAAGCAAGCGGAACCGTAGAAGGAGAAGAAGGTAATGAGCCAGGAAGAAGAGCTGAGGGGCAAGGTAGAAGATGCCCTCTCAGCACTAGTGCAGGCAGGACACGGAGAGCAGGCGGTGACCGGGGCCTGGGTGGTCTGTGCTGAGGTCATGGTCCCCGGCAAAGAAGAAGTGACCGTCTTTATGCATGACGGCGGAGGATCGATGCTCGCGCGCCGAGGCCTCATCGAATCTGTACGAGACCAGCTCGCCTCATGGGTGGAGGGCTACGATGATTGACCATGACGACCGCCGGGTTTGCCCGGTGACGGGTGAGCCTCTCCTCGACGGAGAGTTCCTCTCTCGCGGCGGCGCTGCCCGCGTCCGTGTCGCGACCGCGTCGATGCCCGGACTCATGAGCGATCTCGCCTATGCCGCGTCGCACGGCGTGCGCACGGGTGAGCAAGTCGGCGGCGCTGGAGTCCCGTCGTCGCGGGCGCCCCTCAACCTCGCGCTCATGATCGAGGTCGACGAGATGTGCGACTCGATCCTCACCTGGGCGACGCTCCTACTGTCGCACGTGATGGGTCCGTCCTACTGGGTGAAGCAGGGGAATTGGTGGGGAGTGGCGGACGTGTTCAAGACTCACGAGGATAAGCTGCGCCACTGGTCCGAGGCGGCGCAGTGCGCAGACGAAGTTCTGTACTCGGTCGCGCGCCTTGAGCGTCTCGCCTCCCCCGGCAGACAGCGCCTCGTCTACGTCGGCTCGTGCAGCCGGTGCGACGCTGATCTTCTCGTCCGCGACCCAGATGAGGAGGCGACGACCTGCCGGGAGTGCGGAGCGGTCGAGCAGATCGGCGAAGCCTGGGAGCGACTCCTCTCGAAAGCTCGTGAGTCTCTGCTGCCGCGCTCGCGGGCGACCCGCGTCGCGGAGATCCTGACGGGCGCGCAGATCAAGGATCCGACTGTCCGGAAGTGGACACAGCGGGGGCAGCTGGCGCCCCGGGCAAGGAGGGGCGGGGATCGCCTCTACAGGGTCGGGGATATTGAGAGGCTGGCGACACGCAGAATGTAGGCGCGTGTCGCTTGCAGAAGGGCTTGTCACGGCGTATTCTCCTAGTGTGGCCCTGAGCGTAAGCGAGGGGCTTCTGCTTTAACGGCAATCCGCGCACTTGCACTGACCCCCGCTCCCATCGGCCCCGGTGGAGCGGGGGTCAGTGCATACGGACAGAGGGGGCGGGCATGGCATGGGAGACCTCAAACCGCGCCGCCCGTCTGCCTGATGACTGGGACGAGCGCCGCGCCTTCGTGCGTGACCGCGCAGCCGGCAGATGCGAAGCAATGCTGCGCGACGGCACGCGATGCCCCGCTGCAGGCACAGACTGCGATCACATCGAGCCAGGTGACGATCACCGAGCGGTGAACCTCCAGTGGCTTTGCCGTTGGCATCACAAACGCAAAACGCAGCAGGAAGCTGCTGCGGCGCTCGCCGCTGAGCGGAAGAAAAACCAGCCGCGAAAGCGCAAGCATCCCGGCCTCATCGACTGACCCACCCACCAGGGACCCCCTCCGCCACCCACCGCAATACCGTCAAGAGCTGTCGATCTAAGTTTGTACGGGTCTGGGGATTTTGCGAGGGGCACTTTTCGTTGATGTGCCGCGCGAAACAGCGCATCGGAGGGTGGGTGCTCTGAGGGTGGTCAGAGGGGCAGGAGCGCCCCATGCTGGTACACATTGCCGGTGACTGTGATGTATCGGCCAGTCGAGTAAAACTCGATCCGCTGGCCCTTCCACTCGCGCTTGAAGCCGCGACGTGGGGCGGCAGTGCCCCAGATGTGCAGGCCTCGTCCTGACGGGGAGATCTCGACGTAGGAGCCCTCGTAGTACGCGAGGAGCGTGCGAGTAGCCTCGTTCGGGATGCCGTTCTCGTCGAGGCAGGCGTCCAGGTCGATACAGCCGACGCCGTCACCGAGGACGAAGCCGAGGGGCGCGCCGGTCGCGCTCGCGGCCTCATACGTGCTCCAGGTCGTCGGGTCGGTGACGGAAGCCCACGCGCCCGTGCGTGCGCACATGGGCCGTTTGTTGACTTGGTTAACCCAGCGGGCGCGGGTGGTCAGCTCGACAGGGAGGCCGACGGCTTCGTCGGCTCGGGTTGAGCGGTGATGAGCAACTCGGCATCGAGTGCCGCAAAAGCGCGCGTCGGCTCGCGCCCAGGCTTTGAGCTGGTGGCCGCAGTGTTCGCACGTTTTCATGTCTCTTATTGTAACGCTTATTTCGTTGATATTCCGCAGAATGGCTGGGGGTGATCTGTGTGGCTGGTCGCGGTCCAGCGCCGAAGCCGGAAGGCTCTCGCGCTCGCCGGAACAAGGATCCGCAGGTGCTCCGGATCATCACTGCGCAGCCGGTCGAGCAGCCGGCGCTTCCGACTATCGAGCAGGTCGTCGTCGATGAGTTCGGCGTGCCGAAGAAGAAGCGCTTCGTCTGGCCGACGATCACGAAACGCTGGTGGAAGATGTGGGGCGAGTCCCCTCTCGCCACTGAGTACACCGAGACCGACTGGGCGTTCCTCATGGACACGGCCTATCTGCATGCCCAGTACTGGAAAGGTGACACCAAGGTCGCGGCGGAGCTTCGTCTGCGCGTCGCGAAATTCGGTGCGACACCCGAGGATCGCGCGCGGTTGAGGATCCAGTTTGCCGTCGCGGACGGCCTGGAAGATGACAGCCCGTCTACTGAGGCTGTGCCGGTCTCGTCTCGTGCGAGGGGGCGAAAGACAGTCCTCAAGGCGGTGCAGTAATGCCCTGGCAGCCAATCGACGAAGAGGACGAGTTTCCCACACTCGGCTATGACGTCGCCGACTGGATGACCGCCTATCTACTCACGCCGGACAAGGACGAGATGATTCCGTTCGTCCCGACGCAAGAGCAGCTCGACTTCCTCGTCCATGTGTACGAGCTGGACCCGCAGACAGGGCGCCGACTCAAGCAGCGCGCCGTCCTCTCTCGCCCTCGTGGCTGGGGCAAGTCCCCGTTTCTCGCGGCGATCTGCTGCGCCGAAGCGATGGGGCCTGTCCTATGCGACGGGTGGGACGCTGAGGGCCAGCCGGTCGGTGTGCCGTGGTCGACGAGGCGAACACCGCTCGTGCAGGTCACGGCAACGACGGACGATCAGACGGCGAACACGTGGGATCCGCTCCTGGAGATGCTTCGCGGCTCACCCGCTGAGGACGAGTACGGCATCGACCCGATGGACAGTTTCGTCGCCCTGCGGCGTGGCCGTATCGAGAAGCGCACGTCCTCGGCGACCTCCGTCAAGGGCGCCAAAGCCGTAATGGCCGTGATGGACCAGACGGAGACCTGGCTCCCCGGAAACGGCGGGCCGAAGCTCGCCAAGACGCTACGGTCCAATGCCGACAAGCTCGGCGGTTTGACGATCGAGACGCCGAACGCTTTCACGATCGGCGAGCGGTCGGTCGCCGAGAACACCGCGCGGTTCTATGAGCTGGTGAAGGCCGGGAAGGTCAAGAAGGAAGCCTCGCGAGGCCTCTACTACGACCACCGGCAGGCGCCACTCGACACGGACATCACGGATCGCGAGTCCCTCATCGAGGGTCTGCGGATCGCCTACGGCGACTCGGCTCGGGATCCGCGCGGCTGCGCGATCCACGATCCAGAGTGCGAGCCCGGCTGGGTGGACCTCGAACGCATCGCAGATTCGTTCTGGCACCCGGATAACGATCCGGCGGACATGTGCGCGGACTTCCTCAACCAGATCAACTCCGCGTCTGATGCCTGGCTCACAATGCCGGAACTTCGAGCGATCGAGGACCACAGCAAGACGATCTCGTCAACAGAGCCGATCACGCTCGGATTCGACGGGTCGGAAGGACGGAAGATCGGCATCGCCGACGCGACCGTCCTCATCGGATACTCGATCACACAGAAACACCTGTTCAAGGTGGGGATCTGGACACAGCCGGACGGACCGGCAGGCGAGGGCTGGCAACCGCCGCGCCTGGAGATCGAGCAGACCGTGCGCGACGCTTTCGAGCGATACAACGTCGTCGGCTTCTACGCCGACCCATCGGCAGGTTGGGCACAGGACGTCAAGACCTGGGAGGCCAAGTACTCGCGCCGACTGAGGGCAAAGATCAGCGCTGCGGAGCCGATCCGCTACCCGCAGCGCAACGTCTCTCAGACCTGCGAGAACTTCGCGCAACTGCTCTCAGCGATCCACCAAGGACTCATCACCTACGACGGAGACCCGACCATGACCGCCCACTTCCTCAACGCGAGGAAGTCACCGAGACAGGCCGGATACGTGCTCGTCAAGCCCGCCGACGATCAGGACTACTCCAAGATCGACGCGACCTGGGGCGCAATGTTCGCGTATAAGGCTGGCCTCGACGCAGTCGGTAAGGGCGCGGCCAGGCCGACGGCACGCCGCGCTCCGCGACGACTCTACTAACAAACGCACTGGGGAAGGAAGCCCCACCTCATGACCAAGACCCCCGAGGAGTGGCTCTACTACCTCACCGCAAAGATGGACAAGGCACACACCAGGACAGACCTGCTGCGCTCCTACACCAACGGCACCAGTCCCCTACCGGAGATGGGGCCAAACCTGGCGAAAGCCTGGATAAAGTTCCAGCGGCGCGCGCGCACGAGCCCCGGAAAGCTCGTCGTCGCCGCGCTCGTTGACCGACTCATTCCGAACGGCGTGACCGTCGGAGCGAGCGACAAGACGCCGGCGGCGCAGGCCGCAGCCAGGATCTGGCGAGACAACCGCCTCAAGGTCGCTTTCTCCGACGCGATCTGGGACGCCGCAACCCTCGGGCACGGCTACCTCCTCGTCACACAAGACGAGGACGGGCACGCCTGCGTGACCTACGAACGGCCTGAGCACATGTACGTGGAGCCGGATCCGGTCCGGCCCTGGCGTGCGCTCGCAGCGGTGAAGGTCTGGCGCGACTCCGCGGCGGGCATCGATCATCTGGTGATGTGGACCCCGGGGAAGCGCACGGCGTTCTCTCGCTCTGCCTACAGCGACTCGAAGGCCCTGATCTCGACTGTCTCGTCCGGCTGGAGGCAGGACGAGGCCGGCGAGCAAGCGTTCGAGGGCGCGCCGCCCGTCGTCGTTCTGGAGAACCGTTTCGGCGAGGGTGAGTTCGAGAACGTCCTCGACCTGATCGACCGCATCAACTGGCAGACGCTCCAGCGGCTCGTCATTATCTCGATGCAGGCTTTCCGGCAGCGTGCGCTCAAGAGCGCCGAAGGGTCGGCGGGCCTGCCCGCTGAGGACGAGGCCGGGAACGAGATCGACTACCAGAAGGTGTTCGAGCCGTCGCCCGCCGCCCTCTGGGAGCTGCCTCCCGGCGTCGAAATCTGGGAGTCGTCACAGACGCAGATCACCGAGATCCTCAACGCCACGAAGGACGACTGGCGCGAGCTCGCGGTCGAGACCTCGACCCCGCTGTCGATCATGCTGCCGGACTCGGCAAACCAATCAGCCTCGGGTGCCGAGCAGCCGCAGAAGGCGCTCCTGTCCAAGGCTGAGGACCGGATCGAGCGATTCAAGCCGGCCTTGGCCTACCTCATGGTTCGAGCGCTCGCGGTCGAGGGCATCGACCTTGACGAGTCCGAAACCGTCGAGGTGCTGTTCGTGCCTCCGCACGCGGTCTCCCTCACGGAGAAGTACGCCGCAGCCGTGCAGGCCCGCAACGCGGGCGAGGCGTTGGAGACGATCCAGCGGAACATTCTCGGTTACTCGCCGGAGCAGATCGCGCAGGACAAGCAGCGCCGCGCAGAAGAGCAGCTTGCTCTCGCGTTCGCACTGCAGGACAACCCCCAGCCGACCGATGAGGCACAGCATTCGGTCACGGGGGGGGATCCGTCTGAACTGAAAACAAAGTTCGACGCGCTCGGTACCGCGATCCGCGCGGGCGTTGCCCCGCAGTCAGCGGCTCAGGTCGTCGGCCTCGACGGAATCAGGTTCACCGGAGCAGTGCCCGTCGCCCTGCGTCTGCCTGAGACGCAGTCAGCAGACCTTGAGGAGAAGTGAGCATGACGGACCTGGACGACCTCACGAGTGTCTACAGTTCCCAGGTCCACGCCGTGCGAACACAGATCACGAAGTTCGGCGAGGCCTACTGGGACTCCATGCCGAACTACAGGGCGAGCGCCGTCGAGGAGATGATCGACGCGATCGTCCCCAGGGTCACCGCCGGGCAGCTCCGCATCGCGGACCTGACCCGCGCCTACCTCGCGCGCTGCGCCCACGAGCTCGGCTGGAAACTCGTCGTCCCACAGCTCGACAAGGCGGATATCCTCGGCGCTCGCGGCGTCGATCCCCGGACGGTGTACCGCCGCCCTGCAGTCGATGTCTACAAGGCGCTGTCTGACGGGAAGCCGGTCGAGCAGGCGGTCTCTGAGGGGCGCTTGCGTTTGACTCAGCTGATCGGCGGAGACGCTCAGCTCGCGAAGGTCCACGCCTCCCGCCAAGTGATGCGCGCCTACCCGGACAAAGGCTCGTACTACCGGCGTGTGCTCACGGGCCGCGAGAACTGCGGCCTCTGCGTCGTCGCATCGACACAGCGCTACTACAAGGAAGATCTGCTCCCGATCCATCCGGGATGCGACTGCGACGTGCAGCCGCTGCCGCCCGAAGCGGCAGGCCAGCAGGTCATCGACGAGGACCGCCTGGAGCAGGTCCACAAGATCGCTGCCGAACGGCTCGGCGAAGCCGACCGAGGAGGCAGAACGCCCGACTACCGGAAGCTAATCCGCGTCGAGGCACACGGGGAATACGGCGCCACTTTGACGTGGGCAGAACCGAAAGCCCCGAAGCAAAGCGGCACAGCGGATAAGGCGTAACGCCTGAACCCGCAGCCGCACAATCAAGCCCCGCCAAGGCCGCAACGGCGCTCGCGGGGGAGGCTACCCGAAACGGGAGGACTGATCGACCATGAAGATTCACCTGAACGAGCGACCGCATCTGCGTTTCGCTGATTCCGCCGACGCGCCTGCGGGCGGGGAAGCGGATGAGGCTCAGGTCTCGGAGGCTGCTGCCGAAACGGAGCAGGCGAAGGACTGGGAAGCCGAAGCGAAGAGGTGGAAGGCGCTCTCACGCCAGAACGAAGCGCGCGCGAAGGAGAACGCCGAGAAAGCTCGCTTGTTCGACGAGCACGAGGAGCAGGGCAAGACGGAGCTGCAGAAGGCGCTCGATAAGGCGGCGCAGGCTGAGGCTCGCGTGAAGGCCCTCGAAGTCCAGGCAGCGCGCGCTCAGGTCGCCGCGGCGAAGGGCGTGGACATGGAACTGCTGTCCGGCTCGACTCTGGAGGAGCTGGAAGCGTCTGCGGATCGTCTGCTGGCGTGGCGAGGCGCGCAGATCCCGAAGGGCGCCCCGGCGTCCGACGCGGGGCATCGAGGTGAAGAGATCAGGTCGAGCAAGCAGCTCACACGCGAGGACCTCAAGACCATGAGTGCCGAGCAGATCAACCAGGCCCGCCGAGCGGGCCAACTCAACGACGTGATGGGCCTCGCCTGACAGCGAGCCCGCGAAAGGAGCCACAATGGCTAACACGAACTTCATCCCCGAAGTCTGGTCGGCCTCCATCCTGGAGAGCTTCCGTAACCAGGCTGTCCTGACCGGCCTGACGAACCGCGAGTACGAGGGCGCACTGACCTCCGGATCGAAGATCCACATCGCCGGCATAGTCGACGTCAAGGTCAAGGACTACAAGACCGGCGTCCTCCCCGCCGCGTCCGGCGGCGGCAAGCAGCCGCGCACGACCGCGCCCGACACGGTCGCCGACACGGGTATCGAACTGGTCGTCGATCAGGAGAAGTCCTTCGACTTCCTCGTCGATGACATCGACCGCGCCCAGGCGAACAAGAGCTTCGACAAGTACACCGAGTCTGCCGGTATCGGCCTGGTCGAGGACGCGGAAGCCTTCCTCACCGGCCTGTTGTCCACGCAGGGCACGGCGGCAACGGGCATCGCAAACCCCACGGACTGGGCCTCTGCCTACAACGTCGCGCTGGCCCTGCGAGGCAAGCTCACCGACGCAAAGGTGCCGCAGGCAGGTCGCGTCCTGCTCGTGAACGCGAAGTTCGAGAACTTCCTGCTCTCCGACGGCTCGAAGCTCACGGCCTTCGACAAGGCCAACACGACCGAAGGTCTGCGAGAAGCGATCATCGGTCGCCTCATCGGCTTCGACGTCGTTGTCTCCCCGTGGATGGACAACACCAAGCCTATGGCGATCGGCCTGCACAAGCCCTCGGTTGCCTACGTCTCTCAGATCTCCAAGGTCGAGAGCATGCGCGCTGAGAACACCTTCGCCGACCGCGTCCGTGGCCTCCACGTGTACGGCGGCAAGGTGCTGCGCCCGACCGCCGTTCAGGTCTTTAAGGGGGTCTGATGCTCGTCCGTGGAACCAACGGCCTTGAGATCGAGGTCGAGGATCAGGTCGCAACCGCGATGATCGCCGCCGGCATCGTCGAGGCTGTCGCAGACGGCACCGAGCCTGTCGAGGACATCGAGGCCGTCGAGGACGTCGAGGATCCGGAGCCCGCTCCGGCCAAGACCAAGAAGTAGGAGGAGAGATGACCGCCGCCCTGCCGCTCGCATCCGTCTCGGACCTGGAAGCAGCACTAGGCCGCGACCTCAACGAGACAGAGAAGCGCCGCGCGGAGTTCGTCCTCGACAAGCTCTCAGCAGCTTTCCGAGACCGAGCCCGCCAGACCTTCACCGTCGAGCAGTACACGCACCGACTCAAGGTCGACGGCGGCGGTCGTATCTTCCCCACTCGGACCCCGCTCCTCGCCGTCCAATCGGTAACCACAGACGACGGGACGCCGGTCGCCTGGCAACTCAGGCATGGCTTCGTCCAGGTCGACAAGCCAGCGTCCGACTTCCTCGTCGTCACCTACTCCGCCGGCCTCGACGAAGTCCCCGCCGCCGTCCGGCTCCAACTCGCCGACAGCGCGCGCCGCATCATGTCGATCGACGCCGCCGCCGCACATGGAGCCACGCAGGCCACGGACACGACCGGCCCGTTCACCCAGACCAGGCAGTACGCCAGCTGGGCAATCGGAGGCCAAGCCCTCCTATCCCCCGACGACCAGGCGCTCGCGGACACGTTCAGGCCGCGACGCTCCGGCCATGTGTGGGTGATGGAAGCATGAGCCGGGAGCCGATGGAAGAGTGGAGAACCCCGGTCCAGGTTGAGGGGAGCGTCAGCAGGAACGCCGACGGCTTCCTAGTTGAAGGAAGTGGGCAGCGCCTGATCGGCGGCTGTCTCGTCGCCCCGGGAGCTTTCACGGTCCCAGGGCTGCTGACGTCGCCGACGTCGGAGCAGCCCGACGAGCAAGCGACGCTGTACGCGCCGCCGGGAACGTCGCTCAAGGTCGGCGACAAGATCACAATCCCTGCTGAGCACCCGCTCGGCGGGAAATGGCAAGTCGAGTCGCCGCCGTCCCCCTGGCCGAAAGGTGTAGCAGTCACCATCAATCGGAGGTGAAACCGTGGGGAATAACTTCCGCAGGGACGCCGCCGGTATTAAAGGCTTCCTGCAAAGCGGAGCCCTAGCGCCAGGCCTACACCAGGAAGCCGAACAGCTCAGGGCAGCAGCAGCCGCCGCAGCCCCGAGAGGCCTCACCGATAACCTCGCGGACTCGTACAAAGTCGAAACGACGAAAGCGCCGCTCAGGCCGGGAGGTCCGGTTCGAGACGTTGGCCGCGTCTACAACGACGCACCGCACGCGCTCGCTGTGGAGTTCGGTCATCGCTCGAGAACCGGGAAGCCGGTCCCTGGCGCCCACACTCTCCGAGCACTCCTCGGAGCCAGATCTAAACGGAGGCGGTTCAAGTGACCTACACCGACGCAGTCCAGGTCATCCGCGATGCAATCACCGCGGCGACCGGAATCCCGACTGCGCGAGTCCTGCAGCCCGGCTTCACCGACGGGCCGCTTCCACTCGCACACGTCTCGCTCGTAAACGCCGACCACGGCGAATACGACCGAGCCGACACGATCTCAATCTCCATCTACGCAAAGACGCCGGCCTCACCCGCCGAAGTCGGAGCCGCCGTGCTCGCGGACAAGATCGAGGGGGCGCTCGCCGTCCGTCCGGTCGTCGGCGCGTCCGGCTGGGTAGATGAAGCAGAGGTCGAATCGACCCTGGGCGTGCAGCCATACTTCGAGGCTGTCGAGGTCGTCCACATGACGGCAGCGGTCACGCACAGGCCCATCTCAGAATGACAACACCTGATTAGAAAGGGGTCTTGCATGACCACCATCGAAGCCCTCAAGAAGCGGCATAACCGCACGACCAATGTTCGTAAAGGCTTGAACGCGCTGGCGTTCCTGGCGCCGATGACGGCGACCGTCCCGACGGCGATCACCGACGCGGGCGGTGCCCTCAAGGAGATCCCAACGGAGTTCCTGCCGCTGGGTCTCATCACGACCGACGGCATTACCAACTCCGCCGACGCGAACACGGAGGACGTGGAGGCCCTCGGCTATGCCGAGGCTGTCCGCACCGACCTCACCAAGGCGCCTAAGACCGTGAAGTTCACGGTCCTTGAACCGATCCGCAAGACCATTCAGCAGTTGGTTTACGGCATCGATCTCTCGCAGACCAAGGCGTCCAAGACCACGGGTGAGATCGTTTTCGACGAGGCCGCAACCCCGGCTCTCGCTGAGTACCGTCTCCTGATGGTCATGGCTGACGGACCCGCCGCCGACGAATGGATCGTCGGTCGCTGCTACCCGCGCGTGAAGCTCTCGTCCCTGCCGGATGAGAAGTGGGCCGCATCGGACGCAATCCAGTTTGATCTGGAATTCGCTGCCTTCATGGACGAGACCGCCGGCACTTCCTGCCGTCACTACATCGGCGGCAGCGGTGCGATCCGCCACCGCGACGCGATCGGCTTCGAGCAGGCCAACTGAACTGCTCTCGATCTCGGGCGGGCCGTGGTTGATCTCCCCACGGCCCGCCCGTCCACACCTCACCTAATGGAGATCCCTCACGGATAGGAACCCCGATGAAGTTCATCAAGACTGTCAAGACCGACGACGGCGACGAGCTCAAGCTGGAGCGTGAAACCGACGCTGCTGTCGAGCAGAACCAGCTCATCTCGCAGGGCTGGGAGGTCGCCGACGACGACAAGGGCGACGAGAAGCCGACGCTGCCCGCGCCTCCCACCTTCAACAAGTAACCAACCGCCAGACAAATAAGGAGATCAAGCATGTCTGACCAGATGAAGCCCACGTTCACGTTCAATGCCCTCGCGAAGCTGGAGAAGGCTGCGGCCCCGGCCCCGTTCACTTTCGGGATCGGTAGCCAGGTCATCAGCTTCCCGGATCCGCTGAGCCTCACTCCCGAGGCAGCGGAAAAGTTCATGGCTGCGATGGAGTCCTCGAAGGCTCCGACGCAGATGATCCGCACCTGGCTCACCGCCGAGGATGCGGACCTGCTCCTCAGCAAGCTCAACATGCGCCAGCTCGGCATCCTGATCCGTCAGGCGTCCGAGCACTATCAGGGCCTGCTGGGAGACGCGGGGGAAGGCAACGCCTCTACGACCGACTGAGTCGGTACGAGAGGCAGATCGTCTCCGATCTCGCGGAGCAGGGCTGGGATGCGCCGGCTCTGTTCCGCGCCCGCCGCTGGCGCTTCCTCCTCATCCTCATCGACGGCCTCGCGTCGACGAGCAGGACGACCGTCGCGATCCTCAACGATCCCGAGCGCTTCGAGGAGATCGCAAAGACCGTCGCCGCGACCGAGGCGACCACCGACGACACTGAGGCGCGGATGCGCGAGCAGACGCCCGTCGTGCGGCTCTTACAGGACATCTTTGATCTGGTGTCCGCAGCCTTCGGAGGTAAAGAGCCGTACCCGCGTCCGGTGTCAGCGGTCGAGCTGGCACTCGAGGATGCGCGCACCGATCACCTTCACGGCTTCCGAGATGAAGCGATGAAGGCTCTCCTCCCCCACTGGGAGGACGACACAGAATAACTGCAGAGAGGAACCCAGGAATGGCCGGCGTTTACAAGGCAGGAACGCTCTACGTTGACGTCGTGCCCTCCATGAAGGGTTTCTTCAAGACCGTTGAGGCCGACGCCAAAGCGCAGCTGCCCGACATCGGGAAGAACGCCGGTAAGGATCTCGCGAACGGCCTGCGCTCTGGCGTCGGTTCCAGCGGCGCCCAGGTCGCGAAGTCCATCAGTCAGCCTATCGACGCTGCCGCGACTGAGGCGAAGGCCAGCGTCGACAAGATGACGAAGAGCATGCAGGCCTCGACGGGCGGCATGCAGAAAGCTGCGGAGGGCGCGGGCCGCAGCTTCACGACGATGGGTGCCGAGGCTGGCCGCAGTCGCGGCCCTATCGAGTCGGCGACGCGCGACCTTGACGAGGCTGCGCAGGCAGCGGAGAAGGCCGCGCGGGGCACGCGCGAGGCTGGCTCGGGCTTCTCCTCTATGGCTGGCTTCGCGCAGAGCGCGATCGCGCCTCTGGCGGCAATGGCCGCAGCAGTGGGCATCGGAGGCTTCGTCTCCGAGGCTATCGCGGCCTCGGACGCGACCCAAAAATTCGCTGACACCCTGAAATTCGCGGGGATTGATCCTGATCGGATCGAGGAGCTGGGCGCCGCAGCGCAGCGCTATGCTGATGAGACAGTCTATGACCTGTCGGATATTCAGGGCATTACGTCGCAGCTTGCGGCGAACGACGTCGAGGGATTCGACAAGCTCGCCGAAGCGGCAGGCAACCTCAACGCCGTCGCGGGCGGCTCTGCCGAGACATACAAGCAGGTTGGCCTCGCGCTCGTGCAGGTCAACGGGGCCGGGAAGTTGGCAACGCAGGACTGGAATCAGATCGCCAACGCCATTCCCGGCGCGTCCGGGAAGATTCAGAAGGCGCTGCTCGACGCGGGCGCCTATACCGGGAATTTTCGCGACGCAATGGCCCAGGGCCAGATCAGCGCGCAGGAATTCAACGAAGCTCTGCTGAGCCTCGGCTTCGACGAGGTCGCAGCGAACGCGGCTCGCGATACGAGCCGTATCGAGAATGCTGCCGGTAACCTACAGGCCACGATCATGGGCGGCGTGAAAGAGCTCGTCGACTACATGAAGCCGACGATCACGGACCTGATGGGCTGGATCTCGGACATGTTCTCGAACGCCTTCGGGTGGATCAAGGAACACAAAGACTTACTGGTCGCCCTGGGTGAGGGCATCGGCGTCGCGGTCGCCGCATACTGGGGCTTCTCGGTGCTCACGACGGTGATCGAGTGGATCAAAAATACGACGCTGGTTCAGGAGGGGCTCAACGCTGCAATGGCTGCGAACCCCATCGGTCTAGCGGTCGTGGCTATCGGCGCGCTCGTTGCCGGTCTCATCTATCTGTACAACACGAACGAGGACGTCGCGAACGCGATTAACGCCCTCGGTGCTGGCATCGCCGAGTTCTGGACGACCAACGTCACGCCCATAATTGACGGCTTCGTCGATTACACGAAGAACACCCTCATCCCGGGCATCGAGTCGGCGTGGGGCATCCTCACGACCGGCGATTACGACGGTAATCTCTTCGGGCTTGAGGAGGACTCGGCGCTCGTCGACTTTTTCTTCACACTGAGGGACGCGCTCCTCACGGTAGGCGAGATCGCCTACACAGCGTGGACGGACAAGATCAAGCCGTCCCTTGAGGCGGCGTGGGACTGGATCTCTGGCACGCTGTGGCCGGGCCTCCAGAATTTCTGGAGCACGGTCCTGCAGCCCATGTTTGAGGGGATCGGCTCGGGCCTGGCGCTCGCCTGGACAGCCGTAATCCGCCCGGCGCTCATGGGCATCTGGACGCTGATCTCCCGCGTGCTGTGGCCTGTCCTGAAAACACTCTGGGAGAACGTGGTCAAGCCGCTGTGGGAGGGCTTCGCGTCGGCAGTACAGTCAGCCTGGGCGATCATCTACCCGGCCATGCAGGCGCTCGCGGGCTTCTTCCGTGACACGCTCATGCCCGCGCTGTGGTCCTTCTGGCAGGACGTTGTCGAGCCGGTCTGGACGAACGTCTCAACTTTCATCCTCGCTGTCTGGGACAACGTTCTGTATCCGCTTTTCGACCTGTTCGTGACGGTGATCTCGGGTACCGTCGGCCTAGCTTTCGAGGGGCTGTGGACAACGGTCGTGACGGCCTGGAATGGGATCTCATCTGCGATTCAGACGGTCTGGGGCATCCTGTCCCCGATCTTCTCGGCGATTGGCAGCGCGATCTCCTCGACGCTCGGCCCGACCTTCACGTGGCTGTATGACTCGGTGATTAAGCCGGTGTGGGACAAGATCTCGTCGGCGGTGCAGGTCGCCTCGTCGGTCCTGATCGATGTCGTCTTTCCGGCGATTAAGAACGCGATCGGCGGCATGAAGGAATCGTTCGAGTCTTTCCGCCAGTCGGTCGAGTCCGTGTTCGAGAAGGTCAAGGGCGCAGCCGCAAAGCCGATCAACTTTGTTATCACGACGGTCTATCGTGACGGCATTAAGGCGGCTTTCGACACCATCGCTGCGAAGGTCGGCCTCTCCGTGAGGCTCCCGGACGTGAAGGCTATTCCGGCCTACGCGACCGGCGGCGTTTTCTCCACCATGACGCCCGGCTATTCGCCCGGCAAGGACATCTACCATTTCTATAGTCCGGACGGTGGCGGCGCGCTGCGCCTGTCTGGCGGTGAGGGCATCATCCGTCCCGACGCCCTGCGAGCTCTCGGCGGGAAGCCTTGGCTCGACAGGGTAAACGCTTCGCGCGGCTCCGGCCTCGCGACCGTCGGAGAGACCGGGCGCCGCCGCGGCGAGGTCGCTTTCGCTGACGGTGGCATCTGGAACGCGGTGAAGGGTGGTTTCTCTGGCGCCCTGGACTGGGTGAAGGAGACCACGGAGGCGGTCGCTGAGATCATTACCGACCCCGCTGCGGCAATCGCAAACCTGGTCGTCAAGCCGGCGCGTGATCTGCTGTCCCCGAAGGACGGCAGCTTCTGGGAGAGCGTGGCCTACGGTATCCCACCGATGCTGTTTGACGGTCTCAAGTCGATGTTCACGTCGAAGGTCAACGCGTCCGGCCTCTCGGGCGGCGCAGGCCTCGTCGGCGCAGCTATGAAGGCAGTCCTTATGGGAGTGCCTTACGTGTGGGGCGGCTCGGCGATCCCGCCCGGCCTCGACTGCTCCGGCCTCGTTTACTGGGCTGCGCAGCAGCTTGGCCTTGGCTGGCCGCGACTCACGGCAGCTGGATACCAGTCCGGCTCGACACCCGTCCCCTGGGGGTCGGCAACACCCGGCGACCTCCTCTACTGGGGGTCTCCTGCCTGGCACGTGGCGGTCTACGCGGGCAACGGTCAGATGATCGAGGAACCGCGCCCGGGCTTAAGCGCTCGCAAGACCGCGATCTGGGGCTCTCCCTCGGTCGGACGTTACGGCGGCGCGCGCAAATACGACAGGGGCGGCTGGCTCCCGGACGGAGTCACCGCCGCAGTGAATCAGACCGGCCAGCGCGAAGCGATCCTAACGGCTCGCCAGTGGGCCGACGTCAGTGCGCTCGCGGCTAGTGGCGCGGGTGCGGGTGTCTCGCTTGATGGGGCGCAGGTGAATCTGGTCCTCGATGACGGCGTCCAGTTTAGGGCGCACGTCGAGGGGATTAGCGCGGGCGTTCTCGCTCGCAGGAAGCAGCTCGCAGGAAGGAGCCGATAATGGCGCGCACGAATCTTTGCCCGAACCCCTCTTTTGCCTACGGCACGAATGGGTGGGCAAAGTACGCGCCGTCATCACTGCGGATCGCATCTGATCCCACTGCATGGGGCGGGCACGAGCGGCAGTCGCCAACTTACATGGCTGTCGACGTGCCTGCCCAGCTGCAGGGCCAGGTCGCCACTCCTGGCGTGGTTCCCGTCTCGGCGGGGCAGGCGCTGGCGGTGTCTGCGTTGGTTCGTACGAGTCCTGGTATCGGCCTCGCCGTCCGCGTCGAATGGACTGTCGCGGGCCGTAGTCAGGTCGCGTCTGCGCCGCTGCTGCTTGCTTCGAGTGCGGAGGGCGATCGCCCGACGTGGGTCCACGTGGCCCCGGCGGGCGCCACTCAGGCGCGCGTGCGCTTTGAGGTCCACACCTCGGGAGCTCGCGACAACAAGCCTGGATGGGCGCATCTTGACGATGTCATGATCGTCGCTGCGGCGACCGTCGAGGAGGCTGTCGCTGACGCGGCGACCTTCTTCGATGGGGACACGCCTCAGCAGCGGATCGGCTACACGCAGCGCGCGATCACTCACCAGTGGACCGGCGCGAAGGGGCTGTCATCCTCGCGCGAGGTCGAGGCCGCGCTCGATATGACGCGCGAGCCGGTCGCGGTCGTCGAGGACGGCCAGGCCCCGCGCGTCCAGGTCGTCATCCCGGCGGCGCTCGCGCCAGCGGGCACGGCCTGCTACGTCGAGGGGATCGCCGCGACGGGCTTCAAGTGGATCCCACGAGCGGGCGTCTGGACAGGCACGGGAGAACAACGGGTGATCGGTGACTCACTCGCACCGATCAACACAGAATTCCGGTACAAGCTGACGACGTCTCGCGGCGTCGAGGTCGAGTCAACGCCGGTCGTGCGCCGCTGGCGCGGCCTGTCCCTCATGACCGATACGGCGGGCAAAATGCCCGTGAATCTGCTCTGGCAGGGGACCGATCAGCGCGAGAAGAAGATGAGGGTCACCGAGCATGAGGTGCCCGGCAGGCCGACGCCTGTCATGGTGTACGCACCGACGATGGGCGCGGGCACCGTGTCGCTGACGGCGCGCACGAATCTCAAGGACACGCCAGCGCTCAAGCTCCTGCTGGGAACGCCGACCCCCGTCGCCCTATTCCACAACCCCGAGCACTGCGTGCAGTGCAGGGCGGGCGTGTGCGACGTTGACCTGGTGACGCTCATGTCGCCGACAGGGGTCACGATGGAGCGCGCCGCCCGGATCGACATCGCGGAGCGCATCTGGGCGATCAAGGGGACGATCACGTCGCTGCCGCAGGCCGCGACGCTTCTCGCTCTCTCGACGTGGGCTGACTTTGACGGGCGCGCGCTCACGTGGCAGGCTCTCGATGCTCGCCGCCTCACGTGGGAGGGCTTCGACCGCACGATCTGGCAGGAGGAGAGATGAGTCTTTCCGGCCCGGACGCACGCATCCCGGACGACCTCCTCTCGTCTGCTTACACGCTGCAGGCGACGGTCGAGTCGTGGCTCGGCGATGAGTATCTCGGTGAGGTGCCCGTCGAGGACGGCTCGGTCGCCTGGGACGCGACGCAGCAGGTGCAGGGCTCGCTCTCCCTCACGGTCCCACGCGTCGGCTCGGCGAGTGAGGATGAGGATTGGCGGGACTGGGATCCGACGGACCCATCGCATCCGCTCGCCTGCTTCGGCCAGACGCTGCATGTCTCGCTGACGATCGCGTCGGTGATTCCCGGCGGCGGCTGGTGGGACGTGCAGCTAGGCCGCTTCCTAATCACCTCGGTCGATCCCGGCCCCTCGACTGTGAGGGTGACAGGCAAGTCCCTGATGCACCGTCTCGAAGAGGATCGCCTCACGACGCCGCTTTCCCCCATGTGGAACGGAACGCTCGCGAGCGAGATCCGGCGCCTGGTTGGCGGTCACATGGGCGTCGTGATTGACACTGGGCTCGTGGACCGTTGGTGCCCGTCGATGACCTGGGGCGAGTCTCGGATCGACGCGGTGTACGAGATTGCGAAGGCGTGGCCTGCGTCGATCCGTGAGGGCGGGGACGGCATCCTGTACGTGACCCCGCCGGTCTCGCCGCCGGTCTCGCCGCCGAAGCTGCGGCTCACAGACGACCTGGACGGAACCGTCGTCGGCGTCTCCTCCCAGGTCTCGCGCGACAAGGTGTATAACCGCGTCGTCGCGCGCGGGCAGGATGGGCACGATGAGGGGGCGCCCGCGTTCCAGGCGGTCGCGGATCAGACGACCGGCCCAATGAGGACCGACGGCCCCTACGGTGTCGTCCCGCGATTCTTCTCCTCGCCGCTCATCACCTCGCAGGAGCAGGCCCGAAAAACGGCGGAGGCGATGCTCGCCGAGTCGATCCGCCGAAAAGTGAAAGTCCCTGTGGAGCACGCGCCGGACCCGCGCGTCGCACTCGATCAGCCGATCGAGATTGTGACGCAGCCTGTCCTTGCGGCTGAGCCGAAAACGCTCTGGGGCCTCGTGACAGCCTGCGAAGTCCCTCTCACGTACAAGGGGACGCAGAAAACCGACGTGGAGGTGACGCTGTGACCGTCCGAGTCATGGACCTAATCTCCTCGACGCCCGATGATCTGCCGCCCCGGTACGGGTCGGACAGGTCAACGACAGCGATTGCGCGGATCGTCGACCTCGTCGAGGGAGGTCGCCAGCTCATCGTCTCCCTGTACGGCGGGGCGGGCGTGCAGATCCCCGCGACAGCCGTCAACTGGCAAGGCGTGAAAACCGCGCACGTTCTCCTCGACCCGGACACGGGGCGTCCCGTCCACGCGCTGGGGCCTGCGCCGTCCCCCGAGGGGCCGCTCCCGGCGGTCCCGAAAACGCCCGAGTCTAAGCCTGTGGCCCGGCACGCGGTGCTCACGCCGCAGTGGATGGGCACCTGGACAAATGCCGGCTGGTCGAGATACGGCGACGGCGGCGCGTGGCAGGGGACCAATCCCGCAGGCCAGCGCCTCCGAGGTCTCGTCACCTATGGTCGGCAGCTCGAAGCCCTCGGTACGATCACTATCACCCGAGCGCTGCTCACCGTGCAGCCCGCGACGCACGTCCCGCCCTGGGCGCTGGTAATTCAACCAGCGTCCTACTCGGAGTCGGGGCCGCAGCCGGCCGGCGCGACGCAGACAATCAACGTCAACGCAGCCCAATCACAGGTCGACATCACCGCCCTGACAAAGACCCTCAAAGCCGGAGCCGGCCTCGCTCTCGTCGGCTCTGCATACGGCGGCATCACCAAGGGCGGCGCAAGCGCAGCCCTACACATCGACTACACCGAAACACTCCCCACCAAGCCTACGGAAAGGCGTGCGCAATGAGCTACCAGGACCAGCGCGGACACAAGGTGCCCTCCCCGACCGACCCGGCCCGCCGCCAAGACCTCCTCGACCTATCGCTGTCGATCCCCTCCTACAAGGCGTGTGCGTCCGAGACCGCCGCCTCCCAGTACGTCGCCGCGCTCGCGGGCGTGGGCCTCACGGCCTCCCCCGCTCAGCCTGTCTACGTCTGGCGTACCGATCTCAACGCTGTCCGTGTGTGGGACGGTCGCCGCTGGTCTGGTGAGTCGAATCTGCAGATGGAGCTGAGCGCGGTCGGCGACGTTCCTGTCGGCTCCGGCTTGAGCGTCGGCGTGCGGAATGGCCTCATCAAGGCGGGAAAGGTCGCGACCTCAGCGACCGAGGTGCAGTTCGGGAATCTCTATCTTGACAGCATCACCTTCCAGACGCCCTTCCCGAATGACTGTGTTTCTGTCACCGTGACACCGCTATACGGGACGGGCTCAGCTGGCTGGACCTTCAAGCAGGCGCAGCAGTTCTGCCTCGACTCGATGAGCCGGAACGGGTTCCGTGCGATGCTTCCGGGAGTCACGACCCCTGGCCGTCAAGCCTACGCCTGGACCGCAATCGGCTACTGACACACCCTGATCTTTCATGCCCTCGGACAAGCCCGTCCGGGGGCTTTCCCATACCCAAAGAGGAGAAACACATGGAACCGACCATTGAGCAGCTTATGGCGTCGATGACGCCCGCGACGGACACGCCGCCCGACGTCGTCGCACCGATTTACATCCCTTACGAGCAGACGGAGGCCACGCGATGAGCATGACCGCACAGAACGTCCTCGGATGGGCGGCAGGAGAAATTGGATATACGCGCTGGGACGACCCCGAAGAGGGGTCGAAGTACGGGCGCTGGTACGCCAAGAAGCATGGCGCGTACTACGGCACGTCCGGCGTTCCCTTCTGCGCGATGGGTGCGTCCTGGTGCGCGACTGACAATGAGGACAAGTCCGTCCTGCCCGGCGGCGACTTCGCGTATGTCCCCTACGGGATCAACGCAGCCGCGCGCGAAGGCCGACTCGTCTCCCCCATGACCCAGGCAGCGCCCGGAGACCTGGTTTGCTTCGACTGGGACGACGACGGTATCGCCGACCACGTCGGCATCGTCGAGGCAAATTATGGTGGATGGATCCAGACCATTGAATTCAACACCAGCTCCGGCGCTGCGGGCTCGCAGAGCAACGGCGGCGGCGTGTGGCGCCGCACCAGAAGCTGGAATTCGGTGTGTGCGGTCATCCGACCGCACTACGGCGACGCGCCCGCCGCCTCCGGTTACACCGACGTTACGGCGCTGCAGGCTGCGGTCGGTGCGACCGCTGACAACGTGGTCGGCCCCGATACGACCAAGCGGATCTATGCAGTGGTCGCGGCCTCCAGCTGGGGCGGTCGCCAGTTCCCCTTCGGGGTCGAGTACGTGCAGTCTGTGATCGGTACCGAGGCTGACGGTGTCTGGGGCGAGGCCTCGGACGAGGCGCACGACCGAGTCGTCGGTAACCTCCAGCGCGCCGTCGGTGTCGATGACGACGAGATCTACGGCCCGGCCACCAACCAGGCGATTAACACCGCGCTCGCGGGCGCGGAGAAGGGGGAATGACGATGAATGATCTGCTTCTCGGACTTCATGCGGATCCGTTCCTGACGACGGTCGTCGTCGGCCTAGTGTGGCCGATGGTCCAGGCGGCACTCGACCGTCCGTACTGGACGCCGGCACGCCGTAAGGTGCTGCTGGCCGTCGTCGCGGTTATCGTATCGCTGGCCGTCTGGGTGTCCGGAACGTATCCGGCGACCTGGCGGCTGCTCATCGCCCAGGCCGGCGTTTTCTTGGGCATTGCCTGGAGTGTGTTCCAGGTGCTCTCGGCGGTGCGTATTAACGGCGTGACACTGATTGACTGGGTCGGCGCTGTGACTCCCGGCGGCGAATCCGTCGAGGAGGTCCGCGCCGCAGCCGATTCTGCCCCTTCTACCCGGGTAGTTGACGGGGCCTCGCAGGCCAGCCGTGACTGAGCTCCTCGCGGACCCCAAAGTGACAGACGCGCTCGCCGCGCTCGTCGTCGCGATCCTCGTTGCGATGACGGGCGTCGTCGCGCTGGTCGCAAGCCAGGTGCGCCGCTGGCTCGAAGCCAAGTTCGCGCACGTCCTCGAGGGCGTCGAGGAGGCCCGCGCTGCCGCCCTCTCGGCGGACGCGCAGGTCTCGAACGACCACTCGACCAATATGAGGGAGGACTTGGACCGTGCAATCGAGACAGTACGCGCTGTCTCGGACCAGATCGGTGAGCTGACCGGCCACGTCGGCACGCTCGCCGATCAGCTGAACCGCGTCGAGACGACGCTCACCAATCACGGGAAGAGTCTCGAAGCGGTGGAGTCACGCGTCGGAAGGATCGACGAACGAGGCGGTCGAATGGCCGAAGAGATCCACGACGAGCGCGTCGCTAGAGAGGCCGCTCAGCGGACCATCGACAAGCACTCTCACGACGCGCACGCGCGCCTGCATGAGCGCCTCGACAAACTCGAAGAGAAAGTGAACCAGCAGTGACGACCACCATTACTGGTACTGTCGGCAGGCTTGACGGCGCTCCCGAGCCGCAGGCCTACATCGTCGCTACGCTCGCGGGGACAGGGGAGAATATCGCTGTCATCGCGGGCGGGCCGGTGGCCCGGCAGGCCGACGTGCGAGGGCAGATCGTCCTCCCGCTTGACATCCGCACGGAGACGCAGGTGCATCTGCGTCTCGCGATCCCGGGCCGCACGCTCCGAGAGGCGACCGTGACGCTGCGCCCATCGGTTACTTACGATCTGGCGCAGATTTTCTCCGGCGCCGCGTCGCCGACCCCGTCTCCCGCGCCTGTCCCTGGTATGGGCGGCGTCGAGATCTCCGGCGACGGAGACACCCTCACCCTGGACGGAACGTTCAACGGCGACATATACGATACTCTCTAGATCGGAGCCTGACCTATGGCAGCACGACCGACGCTCTACACGAAGCAGGGCACCGATAAGGCGATCGCGCGAGCAGTCGCACCGCTCGCAACAAAGTCGGAGCTCTCCGGCTATGCGACGAAGTCAGAGGTAGCGACAGCCGCCGCAGGTGGCAGAGTCGATCTTACCGACTACGCGAAGAAGGCCGAACTGCGGGGCCTCGCGACCCGCGAGGAACTGGGCAGCTACGCGACCACTCGCCAGGTCGCCGACCTCGCCACCCGCGCAGACCTCACGGCCTACGCGACGAAGGATGAGATCGTCGGCGTCGCCAAGCGCTCCGACCTGACCGGCCTCGCCACGAAGGCCGAGCTCTCCGGATACGCGACGAAGGGCGACGTCGCGGGCGTCGCGCACGCCTCGGACCTGACCGGCCTCGCGACAAAGGCTGAGCTGCAGGCCGCGCTAACAGGCGTCGGCATCACCGTCGTCGCAAACGAGGCCGAAGCGCAGCGCCTGCCAGACGGCGCGCTCTACTTCCTCGCCGCCGCAGCTTCACCAGCGCAGCCGCCGACCCCGACGCCCGGCCCCGCGCCAGCCGCCGGCCCCACCGTCGTCGGCCACGCCTCGGGCTCCGTTGTCGGCCAGACCATCACAGTGAAGGTCGACGGAAAGGCAGGCGACAAGGTCATCCTGGGTATCAACGAGAAGGCGCAGGGCACGCGCGCGACCGCGAACCTCCCGCAGGGCTGGACGACGCTCGTCGATCCGTACTGGGTCGGTACGATGAGCGCGACTATCATCACCGGTCCCTGGGCGCCGACGATCACGGTCACGCTGTCTCAGAACGCAGAGATCGGATGGGCCGCAGCCACAGTACGCGGAGCCTCCCGCATCGATGCCGGCACCGTCAAGAAGCGCCAGGCTGAACCGGTCGAGACCAAGACCTGCACGGCGCCCGCGCTCGCGGGTGCTGGTCTCGCGCTCGGCTTCACGTTTGAGCGCACGAGCGCGGGCGAGTCGTCTGAGCAGGTGACGGTCTCGGAGGGCTGGGAGAAGCTGGAGTTTGCGGCGCAGGACGGTCTGAACTATCAGACTGTGACGCTCGCAAAGAGAGTTGCAGCCTCTCCCGCTGATCTCGTCGTGACCTACCCGAACGTCCAGGGGTCGAACGGCATCGGCGTGCAGGTGGTCGCCCGTGGATGAGCTGACGATCTATCGCCGTCGTCGCAACGGTGGTGACGTGCCCGGGGTCGTGCGTCGCCGTCGCCGCGATGGTGGGGATCTTCTCCTGCGTCGACGTGAGGCGACGACTCCGGTCACGCCAGCCGCGACGGACGTCGTCGAGCAATTCCTCAAGCAACGTCCCTTCTACATCGCCCATAGGATGAGCGGAACGGAGTATCCAGAGTTTACGCAGCGGGGTCTCGATGCCTCGCTGCGGGCCGGCTTCAAGGCGCTGGAGATCTCCGTCCGGCTCTGCGCTAGGGGGCCGCACGGAGAGCCTGCCGAGTTTGTCGCGATCCATGACTGGAAAACGACTCGCACGGTCCCGGGGACGGATCTGCCGATCTGGTCTACGCCGTGGAGCACGCTCAGAAACCTACAGCAGGGGACGGGGCCGTTTATGCGGCTGCGTGACATCGTCGATCAGATCCCGGATGACGTGGTCCTCGCGATCGACCACAAGACGACCTCATCTGAGGACCAGCGGAACGCAGCTGACTTGAGGGCTGAGGAGCAGCTCTTCGAGTACCTCGATACAGTTTTCGGCGGGCATCCCGAGCGCCGCGTCATCTGGAAGGTTTTCGCGAAGGGCACGAGCGCGGCCCGAGCGAAAGCGCGCGGATACCGCACAATGGCGATGCTTTACCCCGCCGAAGTCCCCGCGGCTGACCTCGGCTCATGGGACATCATCGGCATGGAGTGGAGTGCGAGCGCCGACGTGTGGAATCGCATCAATGCGACCGGGCACCCGACGATCGCGCATATCATCACGAACGAAGGGCAAGCGAGGACGGCGCTCGACAAGGGCGCGTCTGGCCTCATGGCGTCGTTCCCATCTCGCGTGCATCCGTAGCCGATGCAGAAGGCCCCACCGCCAGTTTTGGGCGGTGGGGCCTTCCCTTGTTGTCAGGCCTTGGCGGGGGCTGTCACTCCGATTCCGGGATCGAAATCCCAGTGGTAGCTGGAGCAGTCGCAGTTCGCGAGCCAGCAGTTGAACTCTGAGTCGAGGCTGAGGAGGAAGCCACGACGAATCATCTTGATGATCCACTTGAAGTCGTCAAGCGTGACGATCTCTCGCGGTGTCGGGTAGAAGTGGATCGACATCGGATCGGCTTCGTCGCCGTAGACGCGGGCGATTTCGCGGCCGTCGTAGCTGATAGCGACGAAGAACTCCTCCGTGGGGCGGGCAGGTCCGTTGAATGCCCAGCCGGGGCAACCGGGGATATCGACGGTGTCGCAGCTGGTCCATGCCTTGGTGGCGGCTTCGTTGAATGCCTGAGTTGCGGCGTGCATGTCCATGTGTTTCTCCTTCTTTGAGGTTCGGGGGCTTGTTCCTCCCGATGACTCAACTCTACACCGCGCGCGGTGTAGAGTGCAAGTTGGATTGAATGTGATGTGCGCTACTTGCGCAGATCGGTTCGGGTGCCCTGGCCAAGCCTAGATGCGAGCCACGCGTCGATTGTCTCAGGCGACCAGCCGCGCAGGTGGCCGTTTGGCGTACTGATCTGTACGTCAGCGGGTGGGGTCAGGCCCTTGCGTATGTAGGATCGAATTGTGTCGACGGCCAGGCCTGCGCGGGCGGCGAAGTCGGCGGCACCCAAGTATTCGCGGGTCATTAGTGCTCCTTAGCTTGTTCGAGTAATGATTTCGACGGGGATGTCCTGGTCGGCCAGGAAGGCGAACGCCCGGCCCACGCATGCCTGGTACGTGGACAGTGGGAGCCGGTCGGCCCACTCGCAGCCCTGTTCGTACGCGGCTTGATCGACGTACGAGAATAGGGCGGTCGGCACGACGCGCACGTCCTCGATCTCATCGTCAGCAGGGGCAGTGAGTTCGTCGACGCAGTCGAGGGCAGCGTCCTCAAGGTTGCCGATCAGCATGTGAACACTGATCGGGTCGCGCGGCGTGCTCTTCCCGATCTCCCAAGATCTGATCGCACTCTCGGGCGCACCGACGTGGGCAGCAAGTTCTGCGCGCGTAAGCCCGAGGGCCTTGCGTCGGCAACGCAGCCCGGCGGGTGTCAGTGGTTCAGTCAATTGCTTCTCCTATGGGTTGGCCCCCGCATCCTGTGGCAGGCGCGGGGGCCTTGTGTTTACTGGTCAGTCCTCGGCGAGCCAGGCGTTCGTTTCGGCGACGTACTGGGCGACGGCGGCGGCAACCTCGGGGTCGGGGGTGCGCTCGGCGGGGCCGTGGTAGCCGCCCCAGATTTCAGCGGGCCACTCGACGCGGGGAATGTACCGCTCGATGAGCGGCCATTCCTGGGTGTTGTCGGTCGAGGCAGCTCCGCCCGGCAGGGCGGAGTCGAAGATCAGCAAGCTAATCTTGATCTCGTCCTGGTAATCGCCGTAGATGACGGCGCGTGCGCCGTTGTCGAGGTCGGCGGCAATGAGGGCGTTGTCGCCGTCGAAACGCTCTGCCTTGGTCCAGGTTGTGGTAGTCATGATGTTGTCTCCTTCTTTGAGGTTCGGGGGCTTGTTCCTCCCGATGACTCAACTCTACACCGCGCGCGGTGTAGAGTGCAACCTGGAATGGATGTGATCTACAAAACAATAGCACTCAGATAAGGACGTGCGAGTCCATCCGCGACGTCAAGGCCGCGTCGCGCTCGCGGGTCGCATGCTGATAGCGGAGCGCGACGTCGACGTCGCTGTGCCCGCCCCTGTGGAGCAGCTCGGCCAGTGTCGCGCCCTGCTGTGCGAAGATCGTGAGGCCCGTGTGTCGCAGGTCGTGGAACTTAAACCACGGGATGCCGGCATCCGTCCGCGCGCGCTCCCACGCCCTGCGGAGGGTATTCGGATGAAGCGGCAGGCGGGGAGACCGATCCGAGCAGAGGAGCCAGGCCGTAGCGTCCGGCTCGACGTAGGAATCAAGGTGCCTGCGCAGGGTAGGGACTAGTGATGCGGGGATGACGATCTCGCGGACGCCGGCTGCGCTTTTCGGGGGCAGCTCGACCGGCCCCTCGCCAGTCAGATACTGCACCTGGCGCTCGATCCGGAGCGTCGCGGGCGTGGAATCGAGGTCGAAGTCGCGCCGCTGCAGGCCGGTCAGCTCGCCGAGCCTGGTCTGGCACCAGGCTGCGAGCAGGATCGCGATGCGCAGTCGTGCGGGCATGGAGTCGGCGGCAGAGCGAACCTCCTCGGGGGTCGCCACCTGCCGCTCACGCTCGCGCACGGGCCGGTGCTTCTGTCCCTCGGGCACTTTGCACGGGCTCGCTGAGATGAGACCCGCCTTTACCGCGGCGTTCATGCACGCAGACAGGGTCATATAGATTGGCCGCACAACGCCGGGGCCTTTGGCCTCCCAGATGCGCTGATACCAGGAATCGACGTCCTCGACGCTGATCGCCCCGAGCGGCATCGCACCAAAGACCGGGACGAGCTGCCTCATCCGATAGGTGTGCGTCTGGATCGTCTTAGGGGTCCGGCCTAGTCGCTCGAGCGACGCGAGCCACCGCTCAGACCACGCCGCGAAAGTGATCGCCGCACGCTCTGCAGCGGCCTCCTGCGCGCGATCGCGCTCGCGGCTTTCCTTTGGACTTATCCAGGTGCCCTCGCTGATCTCGGCCTCGACGTGTGCGAGGAAGGCGCTTGCGTCGGTCTTGCGGATGAAAGACCGCCCGGCGGTGTACTTGCCGCCGTCGGGGCCTGTGTACCGGACCTCGAAGCGCCCGCTGCGGGCTTTCCGGATCGAGCCGAAGGCTCTGCGTCCGCTCATGCTGCCTCCTCGTCGGATCAGTGGCGCAGAATCTTTTTCCACACGTTGCGCCACGCCTGCGCCACTGCCAATGCTATACCCTGACGCATCCTGACATATAGGCGAGTGGGCGGACAAGCGCCGAAAACCTTGTGAGGGCAACGAAAACCCCGGAATCTCAACGAGATTCCGGGGTGTGTGTGGAGATGGGGGGAATCGAAACGGAGGCCCCTATTCACACCGAAAAATAGGCGCGTAGATCGGCATGCGCCACTACAGCGCCACAAGATTTAGCGGAATATGCGGCCCCAGCCGCCCGGCTTCGGGGCAGACTGCTGAGGCGCGCCGGGCCAGCGGATAGGCGCAGGCGGAGCCGCAGGCGCAGGCTGGGACTGTGCGGCCTTCACGGCGGCGCGCGTGTGCGCGACAAATCGCATGAGCCCGTCAACGGCTTTGCGCTCGAAATGCAGGGTCAGCAGGGCGCTGCGGGTTTCGATCATGAGCCACTTGTCCCCACCGCTCTTTTTCTTGGCGGCGAACGCGAAGATGCCGAGCGCGACGAGGCGCGTCGCGGTCACGCGCGCCTGTGCAGCCTCGCCGTCCTCGACCTCGACGCTGACGACGTCGGTCAACGGGATACGCTGAATAGGCTCGCCTCGGCGCTTCGAGTCATATAGCAGCTCAGTGTCGGTGCAGATAATCTCCGCAGGGTCGGACGAGTAGAGCCGGAAGGCTCCCTTAGGTCGGTGCATGACTTCTCCTTTGAGCGCGGCCTACCTATATGGACAGCGTACCGCTCATAGGATGAGGGCGGGCGTGATTGTAATCCACGCAGGCTAATTATTGGCCTACGCCTCTGCTTGTTCTGAGAGGAATCGGCGCTCAGCCTCGGCAAAGACATCGGATCCGCGCACGCCTAGAACCTCTGCGACGGCCAGGACATGATCTACACTGATGGTCCGTTTTCCGGTAAATATACGCGAGATTTGCGCCTGAGACACGCCGCTGCGGCGTGCGATCTCAGCCCCACTGAGGCCCCTGCGATCAGCAAGTTCGCGCAGGATGCACGCCACCAACTCAACATAACGAGTCGCCGTTCCCATGCGGTAAGTATGCCAAGTGGCAACACGCGCATGCAACTTGAGTTGACAAGTGTTGCCAATTGGCATAGGTTGTGCGGTATGGGATATATGCCAATCGGGATAGCTGATGTGATCGAGGCCTCCGCAGATGCGCGCGGGATCTCGCTCCTGCAGCTCAGCAAGAAGTCCGGCCTCTCCTACAGCGGAGTGCTCAGGAAGGTCAAGCATCGCACGCGACGTATCAACGTCGACGACCTGTGCGCCTTTGCCGCCGCCCTCGACGTGCAGCCCTCCGAACTTGTCAAACAAGCGGAGTTGCGCGCCAGCGCCGAAGCGCAGAAGCCGAGCGGCTTCGCAATCCAGGATGAGCAGTCCGGAGTCGTCATCCTCCAGGCATCACGCGGGAGCATCTACGACGAGGATGTCCCGGAATGAGCGACGTCGTCATGGTGACTATCTGCCTGATTCTCGCGGTCGCCGGAGTCCCGGTCCTCTTCTGCGTTGGGTACCTCGTGTGTGTCTACGGTGTGCGCGCGATCGAGGCAGCACTCGACTCGCTTGAAGCGCTCGCTGACATGGGCGTCGACGCAGGTGAACGGATCGCTGAAAAGATCGACAAGGCGGTGTCCAGGAAATGACCACAGCCTCCCCGTTCGCTCCGGACCGCTGGTACTCCGCACAGCAGGTTCAGGAAACCCTCAGTCTCTCCCGCTCGACGGTCGAGCGCCTCGGAGTCGAGGGCAAGGTCGCCGCAATCAAGATCGGGCGTTCCGTCCGGTACAGCGGCAGCGACCTCAACAGCCAGTGCCAGAGCCTCGGCTCCGGCGAAAAGAAGAGCTCCCAGCGGTAGAAGCGCTGGGAGCGGATAGAACCCCTAGAGAAGGAAGATTCCGTGAACAAGACTACCACACGCCGCCGCCACCTGCGGCCTTGGCGAACCCTCACAGGAGGTGCCGCGCTCGCCGCCGCCCTCACCCTCGGTTTCGCGATGAGGGGCCTCGACAACCCCGACGGCCTCCCCGAGTGGACCTTCTGGCCCGCCCTCGGACTCCTCGCGCTCGCGGTCTGCTTGATCCGCGCGGACTGGAAGGCAGGGCGGCTGTGAACGCCTCGGTCATCGTCACAGTTGTTTTCCTGCTATTCGCAGGCTGTGTCCTGCTGGCCTGGATCGCGGCGCGCGGGGCCTCTCGTGCGGCCTCCATCGAGGAGATCGCCGCTCGCATGCAGCGATCCGCGTCGAAGGCCAGGGCGAAGGGCACGACACTGCTTGAGCGCCACGTCGGATTCGATTACTACGACGTGGACGGCGAGGCTCCGCTGCCTCATCTGATCTGCCTGGCGACGCAGGACGTCATCATCGAGGCCGAGCTGAACGGCTGCTACGCCCTTGATACGCCGAAGATCGCGGTCGATCTCGACCGGCAGCAGATTCACGTGACCCTCGAAGTGCTGCGGCTCGATGAGCCGAGCCTGGAGGTGGGGGCCTGATGCAGGAGAAGCCGCCCCTCGATGTCGAGATCACGCGCGCGATCGCCCGCGCTCACATCCTCTACTCGAACCGCCCTCACACAGATGAGCGTGTGCATCGCCTGGTCATGGAGGCCTGCGCACGCGCCGCTCACTACCCGGTCGAGGTCAAGCCCTCGCGGTCGGCGCTCGCGCCGATGAGGCCTCGTCGATCCGCTTAACCGCCAACACCAAGAATAGAAGGAACCCCAATGAGCAAGAAGTTCTGGGCAGCTGGAGCTGCCCTCACCCTCGCGGCGCTCGCGCTGCCCTACGGCGCCGCATACGCCGCCGACGAGGCCGCACCGGCCATGACCGCGCAGGTTACCAAGGCGACCAGCGCCTCCCGCCAGACCTCGAGTGAGGTCACCGTCGAGGGAACCTGGTCCGCGCCGAAGCTCGCGGTCGGCCAGCACTTCACAGTTGCCAGCAAGGACGGCGGCTTCAAGTGGTATGCCGGCTTTCCCTTCGTCCTCGACGACGGGACCAAGATCGGCGACTGCGAGGCCGACGAGGCGACTCTGACCTGCACGGTCGCCGAGGTTCCCGCGTCCTACGCGGACAAGACCGACGTGACCGGAAACTTCCATGCCCGCGCGCGTCTCTCGGACGCCGCAGTCGGCACTGAGGACACGCAGATCGTCGTGAACGGCAAAGTCACGCGCACGCTTGTCTGGGGCGACCGTGACGGCTCGGGCACCTGCACGAACGACTGTTCGACGCCCGCGCACTTCGAGTACGCGGCTCCCGAGACGATTAAGTTCGGGTGGACCAACGCGGACCAGTCGATCGGCTGGGGCATCAAGTGGGCCGTAGAGGCTGGCAAGACCTACACGCTGACGGACGAGACGAACGCTCTGCCGAAGGCCGTGAAGTGTTCGTCCGGCCCGACCTGGGATCCGGCGACGACGACCTGGACCGACGGCACGCTCGATGAGTCCGCGCACACGCTGACGTTCACGCCGCCCGCCGGCTCGCTGGTCTGCATCGTGTACCCGGCTGCGTCCCCTCACGTCGAGGGCCAGGACACCTACACCAACCGAGCGACGATCAACGGCAAGAGCCTTGAGGCAACCGCGACGATCAAGGCATCGGGCGGTACGGACGGCGACGGTAAGACCAAGCCGAAGCCGACCCCGGTCCCCACGCCTGACCCGAGCATGCCGACCCCCGCGCCGGTCCCGTCTCCTCTCCCGAAGCCTTCGCAGAAGCCGACCCCGGTTCCGACGCCTTCGGATGAGCCGCAGTCTGCGCCGTCCCCGATGCCTACTCCTACGACCACGCCGAAGCCTGAGCCTACCGCTACGCCGGTCATCGAGAAGCCTCAGCCGGAACCTACGCCTGCCACCGTCCAGGCCCCGCAGGAGCGCCTCGCTAAGACTGGCGCGACCACTGACGGGATCTTCCTCGCAGTCGGGATCATCGCTTTCGGCATCGGCGTTGGCCTCGTCATCCTCCGCCTGCTTGAAGGGCGCAAGCACAAAGAGAATACCGCCCGATGAGCGCTAAGCACCTCACAAACCCGGTGACACTCACCCTCGAGCTCGACGACCTCGGGTGGCTGCGCAGCTTCCTCAAGGATGAGCGCCTCGCCGCTGAGATCGACCGCGATGAGGTGACCTCGCTCCACACCGATGCGGCTATCCGCGCCGCAAAGCAAGTGCTCCTCCACGAGCACGAAAGGATGACGAAGATCATTGACGCGCTGGACGCGGCCCTGGCCGCAGACGACGCGCGCGAAGCCATAGCAAAGCGGATCGCCGCGACGGTGCCCGTCATGCAGGACATCTCTAACACCCACCCACCACTAAGTAAGGAGACGGAGCTGTGAACCTCAAGAAGAAGATCAAAGTCGAGCTGGACCAGACGGACGCTGCTATCGCAGCGGTCCTACTCGCAGAGCAGGCCGGACGCCAGGCTCTTAAGGCCCTGCTCGCAGACAAGGCAGCAGAGATCGGCGGTACCACCAACCGAGGGGCTCGCGCGCTCGCAGACTCGTACATCAAAGTCGGGTGCGCTCTGACGCTCGAGATCATGGCTGAAAAGACCAATCAGGGGTTGCAGAGCACTTTCTCGCTTGCCAGGGCGACCGCTCGAATGGCCGACGCTATCAAGGCCTCTGACGAGGTCGTCGCAGCGATGGAGGAGGAGCTATGAAAGGTCGATACATCGCGGTCTATCTCGACACCTCTCAGGTGCTGGCTCTGCTGTACGACGCGCAGGAGACGGTCCTCGCCGCTGATGAGGATCTGGAGATCACGGAGAAACTCAGCAACATCGCGGCCCGCCGCCTCGCTCGCGAAGAGATCGACAAGAACCGCGACCTGTATGTCGAGATCGTCGGCAAGCTCCAGGAAGCATCCGAGCGCCTCAACGTCGGTGAGGGCGACTACATCGACGAGTAAGCACACTCCCCGATGAGCGCGACCATCGAGGAGGCCACCCGCCACCCGGAAAAACAAGGCGGGACAGGCTAAAGATCGCGCAGCCCGACAAGCAGACTCCCGGGTGCAAGTCCCGGGCGGGCACGAAGCCCGCACCAGCGAGTGCAGGGCAAGACCCCTAGAGAAGGACCACCAATGACCACCATCAACGAGATCAAGGACCGCTTGAACGCGATCGCGTTTGCGGGCCGCAGCTACGCCGGAGCCGACCGCGCCGCCGTCGCAAAGGCCTACACAGACGCTGTAGCCGCGTTCGACCAGAACGCCGCTGTCGATATGGCATATCTCCTCGACCGAGTCGAGGAGCTGCAGAAAGCGATCACCGTCGCCGCCGCCGAGCTCGCAGACGCCGCCGTCACCATCGCGGACCGATACGCCGGCAACGACGCCGAGGCCCTCGAAATCAGGCTCCTGATCGGCGACCCCGTCGACAAGCTCGTCAACGTCGCGCAGGGCGCCGCGATCTCACCCAAGGAGGCGGGAGAATGAGCGGCGCCGGACTCCTGAGTATCGAGTGGGAGATCAATGACCAGCATCTCCCCATGCCGCATATCGTCGCGACTGCCTGCGCGGCGTTCGTCGAGGAAGCCGAGCGCCGCGGACTCGTCATCCGCTCCGGCCCCTCCCCCTCCGTCCTGCACGCGCTCCGACTCGTCAAGGTCACGGGCAAGGTCGCCAAGCCTGACGACGCCGTCGAGGAACCACAGCCACCGCACACACTCCGACGCTGCCCGGCGTGCGGCGTCCACATCTACGACCTAACCGATGTTGAGGGAGCCGACCAATGATCGAGATCAAGCCAGTGCGCACCGTACACGCCTACCGCCGCTGCCCCGTCTGCCGCACACAGCTCGCGCCGAAAGGCTCAAACGTCCGCATCACCATCGACGCAGAAAACGAAGCCACCGCAATTGAAGCGTTCACCCACAAAGCCTGCGCACATACCGTCATCAACTTCACCCGCGCTCGCGGCTACACGCCTGCCGAGCTCGTGGAGGTCGGCGTCTGGGCTGAGGAGCAGCGATGAGGCTCCCGATCAGGATTCAGCGCCGCCGCGCTCGCGGCTGGAAGATGCCCGCGCACACGAAGTATGTAGGGAGAGGAAGCCTATACGGCAATCCGTTTTGGGTCGCTCGGTCGCCGTTTGAGCTTAAATATGGCGGTGCCCTCGTCGTCGCGTCTCGTGCGGAGGCTGTCGAGAAGTTTCGTGAGTGGATCAGGCACACGGCAGAGGGTCGGTTCGTCGCTGGGTGTGCGGCGCGGAACCTCTGGGGCCTCGATCTCGCGTGCTGGTGTCCCGCTGATCAGCCGTGTCACGCGGATGTCCTCTTGGAGATCGCAAACCCGCGCGGGGAGCGCGAGTTCGAGAACCCCTATTACCGCATGTGGGACAGAGACGAGGCCACAGAATGACAAAGATCGGCAGTCTCTTCACTGGATACGGCGGTCTGGACATGGCGGTACGTATGGCGCTTGATCCGGATGCGCGTGTCGCGTGGACGAGTGACGTCGAGCCGGGGCCCTGCCGGCTCGCTGAGGTGCGGTGGCCGGGCATCCCGAACATTGGGGACATTACGCAGGTCGATTGGTCGGACGTTGAGCCGGTAGACATTATCTGCGGCGGCTCGCCGTGTCAGGATCTGAGCCTCGCGGGCCGACGCGCGGGCATGGCATCGGGGACGAGATCGGGCCTGTGGGAGTCGATGTTCGAGGCGATCAAGACGCTGCGTCCGCGTCTGGTCGTGTGGGAAAACGTGCGAGGGAGTTTGACGAGTGGAGCGTTCAGTCTGGTGGAATCAGAGAAGGGACTGCTGGGAGACGGAGCAGATGGATCTCTTCTCCGCGCAGCAGGCCGTGTGGTCGGAGATCTGGCCGGCCTCGGGTATGACTCGCAATGGCGTGTTGTCAGAGCTTCCGACGTTGGCGCCCCTCATCAGCGAGAGCGACTTTTTGTTACTAGCCACCCCGCAGGCGAACCTTGGCAGCTGCGGGGGATCGCAGGAGCCGGAGAAGCGGCGGGCCGGGGGGCACTCGGTGAGCCTGGCAGACCAGATCGAGCATCTTGTGCCCTGATCCCGACGCCGACTGCGTCGGACCATAAGGCGGGGAGGCACCAGGAGGGGACGGGCAAGAGTCTGTCTCAGGCGGTGCAGATGCTGCCGACGCCGCAGGCAACGAACGCAACGGCCTCCTCGACCGGGTACGGCGCGAACTTGCACGAAGTGGCGCGCGAGCTGCTGCCGACTCCGAAGGCAGGAGATGCGGTGATGGGCCTCCCTCGGACGAGCGGACGACCGCCGGAAAAAAGTACGCACCTGGCAACTCGCCTCGAATACACCGATTACGGGATGTACGCGCCCGCGATCGCGCGCTGGGAGCAGGTGCTCGGACGTGAGGCTCCGGCGCCGACTGTACCGCCGACGCGCGAGGGGGGGCGAGCGCGGCTCTCAACTCGTTTCGTCGAGTGGCTCATGGGATTGCCCGAAGGGCATGTGACCGGCGAGGATCTCGGGCTGACGCGCGAGCAGCAGCTCCGACTCCTCGGAAATGGCGTCGTCCCGCAGCAAGGAGCCGCCGCTATTTACCAGCTCACAAAGATCGCCATTGAGGAGGCAGCATGACCGGCATCGACCCACTGAAGGACATCCCAGGTGTCGAGGAGTTTCAGGAGCGCGCGCTCGTCCGCGCGGTCCGGCTGACTCGTGAGAACGCGGAGACGATCGCCCGCCGCGCGCGCAAGCGCTGCGGCTTCACGCCGGACGGGCGGGTGATGCTCGTCGAACACACCTACACGATCTGGGCGCTTGAGGGGGACATGATCGTCGCTCGCCCGGGCAGTATGCGTCTGTCGAACCGCATCCCGGAGGACTTCACAGCATGGTACACGAAGCCGGGCGAGCAGCTGACTGAGGAGGATCTGTGATGAGTCCGCAGCTGGTGTGGGAGTCGCGAGTCTTGCCAGTGACGCGCAGCAAGCTCATTACCGCCAACGACAAGATGCACTGGGCCGCACGCGCGAGGCTCACAAAGCAGCTCCGCCAATGGGGATACCTGCTTGGCCGTGAGGGTGAAGGCGTCGCGCGCCTCGGGCTGACGCACGCTCGCGTCGAGGTCGAATTCGCCTATCCAGACAGGCGTCGGCGCGACCGCAGCAACCTCGCGCCGACGGTGAAGGCGCTCATGGACGGCCTGATCGACGCCGGACTGCTTCCCGATGACGCGGATCGCTTCCTCGACGGACCGTACACCGTCATCGCGGACCACCTGGCGGGGAAGCACCTGAACATTCCGATGTATGAGGTCCGCATCCACGTGTACGCGGACACCGAGAAGAAAGAGAGTAAGTAATGGCCGGAGATACCGTCATCACTGTCATCGGTAACCTGACCGCTGACCCCGAAC